TACTTACCACAGGGTATTGGTGCTATTGGTGCTGCTTTAATTGGACCAACAATTAAGGGACCGGCATTCGTCCCGACTCTTGTTCAAGGATATTCCGACTTTTTAAGTATATTTGGTGGTGCATATGAACAATCATACTTACCATATACTGCTAAAAGTTATTTAACAAATGCAGGTTCTGCAACGATAGTTCGTGTTCTTGGATCTGGTGGATATTCTCTCAAACATCCACTTGCTATAGTTGCAACTGGATCATTTGGTAAAAGATTGATTTCATTTTTACATCCAACATTCGTTGTAACTGCTCCAGACAATGTATCATTATTCCAAAAAACATCATTTATCACTGGTTCCGATCCAGGATTCATAATGACATTATCAGGATCATTCAAGGATTATCAGGATACTGGAACATTTACAAATGCAATTTCTGAAAATGGAACAGATTTTAGTGCTTCAATAAATCCAGATAGTCAAAATTTTATAGGTGATATTTTTGGATATAACCCATACGGAACTCATGCTGTCTACAATTATGTTTGCTTTAAGAATGATGCAAAAAGTATGATAGATATTTCAGGAGAACCTGAAATTATTATAGAAAGTGGTTCAGCTTCATCCGAATGGAACTTTCTTAATGATTATTCTGAGGCATCAACTCCTTGGATAACATCACAAAGATTGGGTGGATCAACTACAAACCTTTTCAAACTACATACTTTATCACATGGTATTCATTCAAACTATGAAATAAAAATAGGTATTGCAAATATTAAAGCCGCTGGTTCAATAGCTGGTTCAGAATTTGGTGAGTTTGATGTTGTGGTCAGATTTGTTGATCAAGATAAATTGCCACAGACACCTTTCACAACACAAGATGATGATTTGAGACCAAATATAGTAGAATCATTTAGATGTAACTTGGATCCAAATTCTCCTAAATTTATATCAAGAGTTATTGGTGATAGATACATTACTATAACCGATGAAGGAAAAGTTGTTGTTAATGGTGATTATTCTAATAAATCAAAATATATTCGTGTTGAAGTAGCAGATGCAGTTGCAAACGGTGCAGTTGCACCAGTTTATGTTCCTTTCGGATTCCGTGCTCCAAAGTCACCGATTCCAACTGGATTCACTCAACCGGCTGCTGCAACTTATGTATCAACACAAGTTGTTGCAAATGAATATAACAGACGAGTTTATTTTGGATTTGACTATAACTTCGATACTACTGATAATTTTAATTATCTTCGTCCTTTGCCTTCAATAACAAGACAAACTGTTGGTGAAAACGTAGACTTCTATTTGGGTGATTATTCACAAGATGCTCAATCCAATTATCCAACAGCTGCAAGTCCTTATGATGGACCAATAGATTTAACAACAAATACATCTATTGACACTCGTAAATTTATGGTGCCATTCCAAGGTGGATTTGATGGTCACAAACCAAATCTTCAAAAGAGAACCGGTATTCATATAGAAGACACAAATACACAAGGATTTGATATTGCTGATACATCTGCAGATGGATATGCTTCATACAAAAAGGCATTAGATACCGTTTCAAATGCGGACGAATTTGATATTAACATGATAGTAACGCCGGGTGTGATACATTCTAAACATTCTGCAATAACAAGTTATGCAAAATCTGTTTGTGAAGAACGTGGTGATGCATTCTATGTATTGGATTCAGTCGGTATAGATGATAATATAAATAGTGCAATTTCTGCTGTTGAAGCATTTGACTCGAATTATACTGCAACATATTATCCTTGGGTTAAAATACTTGATGTTGATAGAAACAAACCAGTTTGGGTTCCACCATCAGTTGTTCTTCCTGGCGTGATTGCTTTCAATGATAGAGTTGCAGCTGAATGGTTTGCTCCTGCAGGTTTAAATCGTGGTGGTTTGACAGAAGTAATAGAAGTCAAAACAAGATTAACACAAAATGAACGTGATCAATTATATGAAGGTAGAGTGAATCCTATTGCAACATTCCCATCAACTGGAGTATGTGTATGGGGTCAGAAAACATTGCAAGGTCGTCCATCTGCTCTTGACCGTATCAATGTTCGCCGTCTATTGATTGCAGCTAAGAAGTTTATTGCATCATCCACAAGATACCTTGTGTTTGAACAAAACACTTCACAAACACGTGCAAGATTCTTAAATATAGTAAATCCATATTTAGAATCAATACAACAACGTCAAGGTTTATTTGCTTTCCGTGTAATCATGGATGAGAGTAATAACACACCTGACATCATTGACCGTAATATAATGTATGGACAGTTGTTCTTACAACCAACAAGAACAGCTGAATTTATTGTCTTGGACTTTAATATCCAATCTACTGGTGCGGCATTTCCAGGTGCGTAATTAAAATAAAGGGGGAGATGAAATATTCTCCCCATATTTTTAGAAAGAATATATTTATAGTAAAGAATATTTTATTTATTGGAGACATAAATGGCTGAATTAGTTAGTTCTACGGAAATATTTTTTAATCCATTCGAGCCAAAGTTACAAAACAGATTCATAATGTATATTGAGGGTGTTCCGTCTTGGTTAGTAAAAGGTGCAGGAAGACCTAATATAAACTTTAATCCAATTAAACTCGATCACATAAATGTTTACCGTAAGGTAAAAGGTAAAGGTGAATGGCAGGATATTACGATAAAATTATACGATCCAGTCGTTCCATCTGGTGCACAGGCGGTAATGGAATGGGTGAGATTGTCACATGAATCCGTTACTGGTCGTGATGGTTATTCAGATTTCTACAAAAAAGACATCACATTTTTCACTTTAGGTCCTGTTGGTGATAAGGTTGAAGAATGGACATTGAAAGGTGCATTTATTACACAGACAAATTTTGGTGAAATGGATTGGGCAAACGATGCGTTTGTTGAGATTACTCTTACACTCGCTTACGATTATGCAATTCTTCAATACTAATTAGTGTATAAAAAATATAAACACTATTTTCAAAAAATTCCCTATATTTATTAGTATACTTACTAACGAATATAGGGTTTTATTTTTTTATGTCAAATCAAAAAAGAACTATCCTTGTAACAGGTGGTTGTGGTTTTATTGGTAGTAACTTTATTCACATGATGTTAGAGGACATTAAATCTGATATTAGAATAATAAATTTAGATTTACTTACATATGCCGGAAATCTAAAAAATGTTGAAAAATTTATGAATGATCAGGACAGACATATATTTGTTCACGGAGATATTCGAGATGAATATATTGTAAAGTCTATTTGTAATGTTTACGGTGTAGAGGGTATAATAAATTTTGCTGCAGAATCTCATGTAGACAATTCAATAAATGATAGTAAACCTTTTTTAGATACGAATGTTATTGGAACTGTTTCATTACTTAATGTTGCTAATGAATTAAAACTAGAAAGGTTTTTACAAGTATCAACTGATGAAGTATATGGTAGTTTAGATTTGGATTCAGACGAAAAGTTTACAGAAAAAAACCAATTAGAACCAAACTCACCCTACTCAGCCGCAAAAGCATCAGCAGATTGTTTTGTTCGTTCATATCATCATACTCACGGATTATCAACTGTAATAACACGGTGTTCAAACAACTATGGACCAAGACAACATACGGAAAAATTGATACCATTGATGATAAAAAATGTTTTGAATGGTGAACCATTACCAATATATGGCGATGGACTGAATGTGCGAGATTGGATTCATGTAAATGATCATTGTAGAGCAGTTTGGCTTGCATATGAACGAGGTAGAAGTGGTGAAATCTATAACATAGGTTCTGATAATGAGTGGTCTAACGGTGAATTAGTAAGAAAAATTTTATCTATCATGGATAAATGGTCTGCTAAAATAGAATATGTAAAAGATAGATTAGGTCACGATAGACGATATGCGATAGATTCATCAAAAGCGAAAAAAGAATTGGGATGGAAGCCAAATATTTCATTTGGTGAAGGTCTTAAATCAACTATTGATTGGTATATTTCCAATTAAGTTATATTTATTGTAAGAAATTATGTTATTTTTAAATGTTATAGGAATGTGTTATGACAAAAATTCCAACCGGATATAATTTGCCGAAAAATGAAGCATTAAATTCCGAAATGACGGATCAAGAAATCAAAGAAAGACTCTTATCTGATTTCAAACAACAAGAAGTAAAAAGAAGCGATTTTCCAACAGAAGTGGTTCCTTTGCCTTCGAGAGGATTGTTATATCCACAGGATCATCCACTTGCAGATGGTTTTATAGAAATGAAATATATGACCGCAAAAGAAGAAGATATTTTGACATCACAAAACCTTATTAAACAAGGTGTGGTGTTAGACAAATTGTTTGAGTCTATGATTGTAACTCCAGTTAATTACAATGATATTTATAGTGGTGATAAGAACGCAATTATGATTGCAGCCAGGTTATTGGGTTATGGGAATGATTATATTGTTGAAATAGAAGATCCTTTTTCTCCTGGTGATAAACAAAAAGTAACAATAGATTTATCTCAAATCGAACACAAGGAGGTCGATTATAGTTTGTTTGAGAACAGAATAAATGAATTTGATTTTGAGTTACCAAATTCAAAAAGAGTTGTGACATTTAGACTAATGACACACGGTATCGAAAAAGAAATTCAATCGGAATTAAAGGCAACAAATAAAACTATTGTAAAATCAGGTATTGATAAAGAACTTACAACTAGACTCAAACATATTATTACATCTATTGATGGTGAAAGAGGTCGTGCAACTATAAATAATTTTGTTGATAATGAACTCTTTGCAATGGATTCAAGGGCATTAAGAAAGTATATGCGTGATATGTCTCCCGATGTTGATATGACATTTACATTCGTATCAGATGCAACGGGTGAAATGAAGGAGATAGACATCCCGATGGATGTCAGCTTTTTTTGGCCTGAATCTTGAGTATAAATTAGGTTTACACCAAGAGATATTTTCTATTTGTTATGCTGGAAAAGGTGGTTTTACATTTAATGAAATATATTCTATGCCAGTTCACTTGCGTAGATATTATTTAAAACAACTGTCAGATGTGATAGAGAGAGAAAACAAACAAGCGGAAGATATATCAACTAAAAAAATGGGATCACCAAATGTTCCAAATTTTAGAAGATAATTTATAGTCTACATATTTATACATATGTAGACTATTTTTATTTTAGTTTCAATTAAAAAAATGGCAAAACAAAAACAAACACAAAGAAATGCGTATCGTGAAAAATTAAAGTCATTAGAAGCAGAAATTCTTGAATTGAAGAATCAATCATCAGCGATCAATACAGATGACATCGAAAGTTTAAAAGAGATTGAACTTATAGAAAAAAAGCGCACAAAAAATCTAAAACAGTATTATGAATTGAAGAAAAAAATATCAGACCTTAATGCTAAAAATGTAACTGCACAAACAGAAGAAGAAAAAAATCAAGAACAACATTTAAAAAATGTAGAGAGAAGTGAAAAAGATATAAATGATTTGAGAGAGAAATCAAATATATTGATGAGAAGTTTAAATCAAGACACACAAACTGCTGCTAAAATACTTGGAATTGCATCACAAGAAACAGAAAGATTAGCAGGACAGATGAAAATATTCAAAGATTTATCAGCAACAAGTAATGAACAAAATGATGCGTTTAATAAATCAATGAAAGCTGCAGTTAATAATGCATCTAGTTTAGATTCAATATCTGTAAAAATTGCAGAAGGGATGGAAAATATAAATGAAAAGGGTTATCAGTTAATAGACACATATCAACTTGAACGTTCACTGAAAGAACAAAGTGCTAGATTGGATTTGAACATAAAGGATCTTGGAATAAAAAGATATGTCCTATTAAAGTCCGAGAACGATGCTCACTTAAAAAAATTAGAAACGATTAAAAAAACAAATGTGATGCTTGAAAAACAAGCAAACTCTGCAAAACAATCAAAGGCATTATGGAGTCAAGGAACGGCTGCATTTATAGGAATGGTTGCCGCCGTTCCGGCTGGAAATTTTCTTATGAATAAAATGGGATTGGCAAATGTTTTGAATAAATCCAAAACAATAGGAGAAACAATAAAGGGTTGGGGTGCATCATTGGCTGGAATGGCAGTCGGTGGGGTTTTTGCTGGATTGTTAGGTATATTAAATTTAATAATTGCTGCATTTAAATTCATAATTGGAACGGCTTTTGAATTGGATAAAAGAATTGCAAATGTTGGCGAAACATTAAGTGTTAGTAGATCCAGAGCAACTCAATTAGAAAAACAGTTTGCAAACCTTGCTTTAAGTGTAAATGCCATAAATGTAAACACAGAACAATTTTTAGAAACCGTTTCTAATTTAACAGAAGAATACGGAGTGGTTGCTGAGAAAGTAATGAGTGCAAATTCTGCATCCGGATGGGTTAAGAATATGACACTACTTCGTGAAAAATTCAAAATGACTAACGAAGAATCATTAAATTTTGGAAGAATAGCGTCTATAATGAATACATCAATGGATGGTTTGGCATTTTCTGCTACTAAATTAACAAAAAATTTAATGAACAGTCGTCAAATGTTAAAGGCGATGGCAAATGTTCCACAGATAATGGCAGTTGGAATGAAAGGTGCCGTTGATCAATTAGTAAAATTTGTTGCAAAAGCCAAGATGATGGGAATAGATCTTAAAGGTTTTGCAGATGCAATGAGTAATATGTTAGATATAGAAAGTTCTTTGGATAAACAATTTACAATGGAAACTATAACCGGTATTCATTTTAATAATGCAGATGCAATCAGATTGGCAGTAGGACAAATGAAATACAATGATGCATTTGATATGTTTATGTCAAATGTTGGACAAGTTCGTTCTCTTGCAGATATGCCAGGTGGTTTGATAGGTGTTCGTAGTATGGCTGAATTTTTTGGATTCTCACTTGATCAGTTTACAGAATATTTCAATAGATTTCAAGAATTGAAAAAAGTATTTGGTGGCAAAAATCCAATGGCTGAAGCACAAAAATATATGGAGATGAGTTCAAAAGAACTAAGAGCATTGCTCAACTCAGGTAAATTATCAGGTGATAAAGCAAAAAAAGGATTTATAGAAAATCTTGTTGCAGAAAAAGAAGCGGCAGATATTCAAACTAAATTTACCGATAAGATGAATAAAATAAAAAAATAGCTATGATGGATTCTACTTTACCAATAATAGAAGAATTGCATTCTATATTTATGGAATTGGTTAATAGTCCAGAGTTAAAAGGTTTAATGTATAAGACGTTGAAAAATTTGCCGGACATAATAAAAAGTATAATTGATATGGGCAAACAATTAAAAAATTTAATCGGTATTGTTTTTGATTTTATGAAACAAATTGGTATAATAACAGAAACAACAAAAACTAATGCAGATGGAACAACCGATAAAATATTATCATTGAATAAGGCATTTTTTGATTTGAATAATATTCTACTTTCTATCGCCGGAATAGTAATAGGAAAAAAACTATTTTCATTCCTTGGTGGAAAATTGATGGAAACCGGTTGGCAAAAACTAACCGGAAAGGGAATACAAGCGGCATCTGCTGCTGCAAGCACAACTAGTATGGGCGGAGGTGCTGCTTTATTTGGAACTGGCATGGCTTCTGCTATTAAAAAGAAAAGAGCTGCATCTGGAAAGTCATTAAAGACTTCAACTTCAAATCTTTCTTCAACATTGGTTGGTAAAAAAATGGGAAGAAAAACAGGAATGAATCTTGCAACAAATACTGCTTTGAAAGGTGCATCCAAATTTGGACTTAAATCTTTGCTTAAAGGAGTAGGAAAGGCGGTGCCTTATTTGGGATTGGCTCTTTCTGCATACGATGCATATGATGGGTGGAATAATGCGGCTGGAAATTTAGATTTGGATAGAAATAAACCAGCATCATTAGGTATGAAAGCCGCATCAGCATCGGGTTCACTATTATCCGGATTAACACTTGGATTGGTAGATTCAAAAATGTTGAGTAAAGGAATTTATAGTATGTTTGGTGGAAGACCAGGCATGGAATCAAGTCAGACCGAATATCAAAACATGGCACAAACCATGCCGCAAGAAGTTCCATATCAACAGGCAAAAACAGTTCAACAAAAAGTAAATGTAACAGTAAATACAGAATCATTAGAAAAAAAGATTGATAAACTGATTTCAATAATAAACGGTATGGCTAATCAACCAACATATATTAAAATTGGTGAACAGACTGTTGAAGCGATAAGAAGTGAAATAAATTGGAAGAAACAAAATGTTATTGGAGTTGATAACAGATATTCAGGTGGATCAAGAGATTAAATATAATCACTTGAATATTTATGTTAAATAATAGGAAATGATATGTCTTTGTTAGATTTAAAATCAGATTTATCCAAGTTCAGATGGAAAAACCCAAATCCAAGTTCTGATACAACTAAACAGAATCCAAAATCATCTACTTATGGTGATAATTTTGGAGCATATCAACCTATATCTAATTCATTCATACCGTCAGGTAGATTACCAAAACCAGAACAACCAAAGGATATAGACCTTGTAGGTAGTTTATCAAAAACAAAATTAGATGATGTTGTAAAAGAAAATATAGAGAATATGCTCGTAAATTCTATTTCAGAATTATCACCGAAGAAATTTGATAGATACGTTTTTAGTGCAGAAAATGTTACACTCGAAGACATAAAATCAAAGTTTTCAAATATAAAAACAGATACGGTGTTAAGTCAAATAGATAAATCAAATGTTATTGTTACTAAACAAGATCAAGGAACAAACAATAATGAATCAAAGGTATTGATTGTAAATGATTTTGGTAGAGAAATAGATGACAAAACAAAACAGGCGATTGATGCAAATAAATCAAACACATCTCCAATAAACAATATATTAAATCCAGACATACAGATAAACAAAGATGAGATTGATATAAATTGGGAAGCACAAGCTGCATTGGTAAACAAACAAACAAAGATAAAAGACATAATAGTAAATTCCGTTTCAAATAAACTGTTAAACGATAGTATATTAAATTTGGATTCTACTCCAGATAAATTAAATACAGAATCAAAAATAGAAAAAAAGACGATAAAAGAAAAAGTAGATACAACAAAATATGATGGTCAAATATCTGAACTTGCAATATCAGATAGTATATTAGACATTGAAAAAATAATACCAACCATTTTGTCTGGAAGACATGAAACTGATACAAATTCAAATCTTTCAAATAAAATAAACAGCATTTTAAATTATTTTTCAGATACTAATGCAGAAGGATTTACAAAAAATGTAGAGCTATTAAAAACTAATTACAAAAATAATACATCAAATCTGGGTTTTGAAAATACATCTGAAACAAATTATTTCGATATAACAAATACATATTCAACTGATGGATTTACTGCATTTACAAATTTATTGGAATCAAAATACATAGCAGAATCATCAACATTTGATTGGAACGGACAGAGAATAAATGCACCTACTGTTAATTATTTCGATATAACAAATCAAAATACAACAACTGGTTTTCATTCTTTTGCATCTTTATTAGAATCAAAATACGTAGAAGAATCTTCTATATTTGATTGGGATGGTTCAAGGATTCAATCTCCATCTATAAATTATTTTGATATAACAAATCAAAATACAATAACCGGCTTTCATACTTTTGCTCAAACATACGATTCAAAATTTATTCCAGAATCTTCAAGATTTGATTGGGATGGTTTATCTACAAATGCACCGGCTATTGATTACTTTGATTTACAAAAAAGATTTACAACAACTGGATTTCATATATTTGCAGAAAAATACGATAGTAAGTTTACACCGGAATCATCAGAGTTTGATTGGGATGGACTTTCTGTAAATGCACCTGCTATTGATTATTTTGATCAAAGTAAGAGATTTACAAAAACTGGATTCCACACTTTTGCACAAAAGTTTGACAGCAAATTCATTCCTGAATCATCTGAATATGATTGGGATGGTCTGTCTGTAAATGCTCCAACCAATGATTTTCTAAATCCAAACGGTTACTTTGATCAGAATAAAAAATTTACTACAACTGGCTTTCATATCTTTGCACAGAAATATGATTCAAAGTTTATTCCGGAATCATCTGAATATGATTGGGATGGTCTTTCTGTAAATGCTCCAACCAATGATTTTCTAAATCCAAACGGTTACTTTGATCAGAATAACAAATTCACTATTAAGGGATTCCATACATTTGCACAAAAGTTTGACTCAAAGTTTATTCCTGAATCATCAGAATTTGATTGGGACGGTCTGTCTGTAAATGCTCCAACCAATGATTTTTTGAATCCAAATGGTTACTTTGATCAGAATAAGAAATTCACAACAACTGGATTCCATACATTTGCACAAAAGTTTGACAGCAAATTCATTCCTGAATCATCAGAATTTGATTGGGACGGTTTATCCGCAGATGCACCGACTAATGATTTTTTGAATCCAAATGGTTACTTCGATCAGAATAAGAAATTTTCCACAACTGGATTCCATACATTTGCACAAAAGTTTGACAGCAAATTCATTCCTGAATCATCTGAATATGATTGGGATGGTCTATCTGTGAATGCACCAACCAATGACATATTCAATCCAAACGGCTATTTTGATCAAACTAATAAATTTACAAAAAAAGGTTTTCATACTTTTGCACAGAAATATGATTCAAAGTTTATTCCGGAATCATCTGAATACGATTGGGATGGTCTATCTGCAGATGCACCAACTAATGATTTTCTAAATCCAAACGGTTACTTTGATCAGAATAAGACATTCACAAAAAATGGATTCCATACTTTTGCTCAAACATATGATTCAAAATTTATTCCAGAATCTTCAAGATTTGATTGGAACGGAAATAGGTTAAGTGCACCAACGAATGACATATTCAATCCAAACGGTTACTTTGATCAGAATAACAAGTTTACGATTAAGGGATTCCACACTCTTGCACAGAAATATGATTCAAAATTCATTCCTGAATCATCTGAGTTTGATTGGAATGGACTTTCTATAAATGCTCCAACTAATGATTTTCTGAATCCGAATGGTTATTTCGATCAGAATAACAAATTTACTATTAAAGGATTCCATACATTTGCTCAAAAATATGATAGTAAGTTCATTACGGATTCATCACAACATACATGGAAAGGGGCACGGATTGATGTTCCAACTGTAAATTATTTCGATACGGACTATAAAATAACATTTAGAGGATTTCATTCTTTTGCAAATGAAAAAGAACCCACTGCATATAAAAATGATTTATCGCATTTATTAAATGATGTTACACGATTTGATTGGGACGGACCAAATCCATATGATCAAACACCAACTAGATTTTTTGGTTTTACTCCAACTGAAAATTATGGGTTTTTAATAAGGATGTCAAAAGATGATGGAACAACATATCCTATAATAAATCCAAGTTTAAAATATAATATAGCTATTGGTGCAAATCAGGAGTTAGTAAGAAAAACATTTTCAGGAACAAGATTAGCATTAGAACCATTACAGACATCAGAACTGGATAAATATGTTCCAATAACTCTTGGTAACAAATTTATATCTGGATGGAAATCTACACTTGATAATCAAATGCCCGTTGTATATGTTCAAAAATATGGATTCAACATAACAGCATTTCGTAAAAGAGGAAAATCTATCGGAACATATATTGATGTAATAAATAATGCATCAATTCAAGTTCAACCAAAATTTATACAAAATCAATCAACAATCAGATATACAGACGGTGGATCAGTTGATAGTCAGCCAAAAATAGTTGATGGTAATATGGAATTGTGGGCAAACTCAGGAGTTCCAGCTGCTTCAGATGTTGCATTGAATGCACAAAGTTTGAATCAAAACCTAACTGCTGCTCAGTTAGTTGCATTGAATAGATCATATAATGGTATGCCAATATACAATGGAAAAACTTACAAATCACATATAGATTATCAATATCAAAAAATAGATTTGATAAATGAATTATACAATATAGAATACGAAGGAAATAGATACGAAGATATTACTGTAAATTTACAATTACAAACCGATAATAAAAAATTTGATTCCCTAATTGTTGCAGATTCAATATCAGATAAAGAAAATTACAATAGATTGATAGGCCTAACACGAGAATTGCTACCAGATGTGTATAGTGATGTTAGACTACCAGAGGCAGAATCACCTGCTCTTTTTGCAGACTTGGATAAAATTAGAACAAATAGTCCGATAGGCGGCATATTAAAAATAGACACGAGTGCATTAAGATTACCAACCGTAGAAAATGCATTAGAATCTTTGGGAATAACTCAAAAGAAATACGAGATACCAAAATTAAATGGCAATAGTATAATACGAAGACTGTCCACATTATTTCAGTCACCAAATGTATTATTTTCAACAACTATAAACCGATCAAAGGATCCGTATAAAGTATTAAATTCAACTGGATATTTCCCAACAAAAGAAAATATAATAGCAGGAAAAGATAGAGAAATATTCTATTCAGGAAAAGAAGGTGCAAATTTAAGATATGGTGATCAAATGCAATTTAATTTGAAATCCATGAAAAGTTATCAAATATACAATTTTGTAACTAATTTTTCATCGTTTCCAACTGATAGTAGTTTACAACAAACATTGAAAGATTATTTTGAATCTCTTGCAAATGGATTCGGTGACAATATACCAGTATCATTAGACTTAAATGAAAGAGTAGATGGTATTCAGAGAATAACATTAGATAGATTGAAAAATCAGAATCCTTTGAAGTTCTATTATGCAAAACCATTTGAAAAATTTAGAGCAGTAAAAAATACTGATAATAGATTGTTCACACGAAAAATGTCTGATGGACCAAATACGGTTGGTTTTAATGTTTCTGCTGGACCCGTATCTGTTACATTATACGATACCGATACAATAAAGAATTTTAGAACAACTGACTATGCTGGTCTTAAAAATAGAAATCCATTTAGTAGAACAAAGGTATCTGATTTTAGACAGACAATTTTTGAAAATGAAGATAATATTCAGAATATAACAAGTTTTATTTCAAATCCGAATGCAATAGATTTTGATACAAATAATATAGAAAATATAGGACCAAACGGAAAGGGTGCTGGATTTGGTAATCCTGGAATGGTTGGTAAAAGAAGAAATTTACCATTTGTAAGCAATATACAATATTCATCTTTATTAAACGAAGCTGATTCCGGTCTTGATGAAAACGGTAAGTATAAAATAAATAGTAATTACAAATGGGCATCTTATCCGGTTGTTAAACAAAAAATAAAAGATTCACTTTCAATAGGTGAAACGGGATTCAACGGTGATAGAATAAACATAATAGATTGGAAAAGAAGCACAAAGAATCTAAATAAAAATCTTGTATATGAATTAGATACTAATGATCCTAAATTAAACAAAGGACTTCCTGGTTCGGAAGACCTAATACAATTTTATTTCTCTGGTCCAAATCTTATGGGATCTGAATTTGTCCCAACGGAAGCGATTGTTTTTAGAGCATATCTTGATACCATAATAGATAATCATAAACCATCATGGACACCAATAAAATATATTGGTAGAGCTGATCCGGTTTACTCTTATGATGGATATGAAAGAGATATAAATTTTGGATTTACTGTTCATATTGGATCAAGAGATGAGATGAAAGCAACATGGCGTAAATTGAATATGTTGGCATCATGGACTGCTCCAGAATATGTAGACGGTAGATATATGAAGGCACCTATAATCAGATTGAATATCGGAAATCTGTATAGAAAGTTCCCTGGATTTTTATCCGCTCTAACATATACATTTGATAATACACAAACTACATGGGAAACTGCAAAGTTAGCAGAGGATCAAAATTTATCGGGAGAAAATAAAATATTAACAATGCCTGGAGTTTTGGAATTACCAAAAACAATAAATGTTCAATGCACTTTTGTAACATTCAATATTTATCGTCCAGAGTGGGATTGTGTATTTTATTCATTATTTGATGATACAACAGGAGGTGCATCGGTTGAAACTGGATTGGTTCCAAAAGATGGCGATAGAGTTAATTATTTTAGAACGTTTGATGATTTGGTTCCAGAACATCCAATGAATCAAGGATTGTGTGCAATAGTTCCTGAACCAACGCCTTCTCCATCACCAACGCCGTCTCCAACACCGGCGCCAACAGAAACACCCGCACCAAAGAAACAGATATTGTGTCTTTGTAGAATTGAGTTTTGTAATGATGAAGATAGAGAACCGGTTGCAAACAGTTTGGTTACAATAAATAAAATTGCAGATTATATGAAAACTACTTGTCCAGATGTTAAAATTAAATTAACAGGACATGCAAGTAAAGAACAAAAAAAACCATCCGCTGCTAATACACAATTTAATGTTGAATTATCTAAAGCACGGGCGGAAACAATAAAAGATTTATTGGTAGAAAAAGGTGTATCATCAGATAGAATAGAAACAACTGGTGTTGGTTTTGCATCACCTGTTAGTGGAACTGATGGATCTGGTGCAGTAAACAGAAGAATAACGATAGAAATAACAAACAAGAATGCAGTAAAATGTGATGTGGAACTTAATACAGATTGTAAAGATGGATGTGCACCAGCAACAGAATGTGATAGAAATACCATAGGTGATAAATCAAAGTTTTGGGTAGTTGGTCCAAAATACTATACAGAAGGTCCATTTCCAACAAAAGTTGATGATACTTATGAATTGGGAGTTGGTGGATATTACAAACCAAAAACAGGTGTAGTTTATTGGAAATTAAGATACCCGGCTTCAAATACAAGAGTTTCTAGTTGGACAGATAATACTCTTAAAACTGCAACTACACCAAATACGTTTGGCGTATTTTGTCTGCCACCATCTGCTTAAAAATTTAAGGTAAAATTATGATACGATATGAAAATTCAAGTATAGTAAAAAATGCTAAAAAAATAGATTCCGATGGGAAGGAAAGCTATGTTCGCAGATTATCAACAACAATATATCCAACATTCACCGATGATATTAGTAGCACAAAAATAATATCACAAGATGGAGACAGACTTGATATTCTTGCAAAAGAATTTTACAACGATGAAAGAATGTGGTTCGTTATAGCAAAGGCAAATAATTTAGGAAAGGGTAGTATGGCAATACCACCTGGAACTTTAATATCAATACCATACGAAACACCTATGGGAATATCATCTTTAATTGAAGATTTTAATAGGAGTAGATAAATATGCCTTATTTTGACAAAGAACAGGTTTACATAAACCCTTATTATTTGGATGTTTCAAAAGAAGTTCGTTCTGAAATGAATGCTAGGGCAAGGTTGTATAGAACAAAAACAAGAAGCGTTGGATTGAGAAATGATACAAACGAGAGTGTTAATGTAAAAAATTTAGATTGGGCATATAAAAAAATGCCATGGGCTATGGTATCTTCAATGTATGCAACAAAAACTGGTAAAAAATTTAAAATGGGTTTCGATACACGATCAAACAAAGATGAACACAAATACAATTCAGATCCTTCTGGTGATTTAACACTATATGATTCAAAATTAAACAGACCTAAATATCCACTTTTAACTGGTATAGAAATTTCAAACGAAGGTCAAAGAGGTTCTTTGTTAAAAGGTAAGTTTTCATTTACATTTTTTCCAGAATTAACCCCACAAGGATTTGAATTAGAAGAAATGCAAGAAGTTTTGTTTACTGCTGGTAATAGAGTTCATATAGCATTTGGTTGGTCTGAAAGTGCTCTTTTACCAAGAGTAAACAAATTACAATTTGTTGGTGTTATATTTGGATTTAATTGGTCTTTCAATCCGAATATGTCAATTAGTGCAGAAGTTCAAATAGTTTCTCCAGCAGCTGTTATGCTTGGTTTATCTGGTGATTTGACATTATTTGACAGTTTAACTGATCCCGATATTTCACCAGAAAATGCTCCATTACCAAAATCTTCAAATTTATTAACTGTCATAGATAGAGATATATTAGGATATGAACAAGATGCAGGTGGATTGGAAATTGGAGAAGGACCGTATCTATTAAATTTTGTTCCAAGAAATAAAACAAAAAATGGTATTTTTGATTATCAATTATTAAAGTTACCTATAAGTCCAGGTAGTTCTTATTTAGAATCGTCAATAGATAATATACAACTAAGAGGAAACGATACATACGGTGTTGTTGAAGGTGGCGATGACCAATCAGATGATACACCAGATGGTGATGGTGGGGATGGAGGCGGTTCTGGAACTGCAGGACAAGGTGGGGAAGAAAAGAAAAAAGAAGAAAAAATACCACCAGACTTTACCCTGAAAGAAAAACAAATTGTTCAGCAAATATTCGGTTCTTTAAACAATTATTTTAGAGGTGCTATACCGGATGATAATGATTTGGGAAAGCCAGGAGTATTCTCCGGAGACGATGAATCAATTAGAACAAAACTATGGAAAAATAATGGTGGTAGAACATCATCACATGCAAGGGAATTAGATCAATTTTTTAAAAATGAAATTGATTTTGAAAAAAGAACATTAAAAGGTGATGATGAAAAAGATGCTGATGGTAAAAGAAAACCAAGACACCCAAATACAATCGGAGAAAAAAAGATTGTGAATGGAAAAACGATAGAACCGCAGATTAACTATAAAGGTGGAATTCCTGTTGGTGCAATTAGAGCACTTGTAGATAAAGATACTGATATGTCAAAGGCAGCAAAAGAAACTTCAGATTACAAAACCATACTACAGCGTTCTTTTGAAGTTATTGTTCAATATAAGGATCTAGCATTACTTAGATGGATAAAAGAAGATATGTTTAGGTATCAAGATTTTGTTACAGATTGGAGAAATATACAAAACCCAAACCCAATTCGTGCAAATGTTTTTTACAAAGAAAAAGTAAATGATTCAGATTCATTATTTTTAGATAAACCAAGAAAAAATTATGAAAGATATGGTGACAAACGAAAAATAGTTTCTTTTGAAAGAGATATGTGGGAAATTGTAGATGAAGCACATAACGCTGTATTGAAGAAATGGAATGCTATTGGTAAAACGGAAGCTAATAAGGAAACTGCAAAGAATGCAGGTGAAGCCGTATTGAATAGATATATCAAAAAATTACAAGCAAAAATTAGTGGAAAGGACGACGGCGGTGATTTAGATGGAGGTAAGGTTGATGGAAAATTAGACAAGGGTGAATTGATTAGAAGACTTGAAGAAGAAATAAGACAGTTGGGAACAAGACAATTAAATGGTGGTTTAATATACAATGCTTCTACATATAATAATGATACAAGATTAACAAAGGATGATTTAGAACAAAAAAGAACTTTAATATGGTCTAA